GAATTTACCCGGAAAGAAGCGGCTGAAATTTGCGTGAGGTTAAATTTCAAAGAAAGGCGCTTCGATAATGCCATGCGAAGTAAGATATTTTCTAATATGTTTGTAAAAATCGGACACGGTAAGTATAGGAAAAGATACTAATATCTGTCTTAAATTTACATAAAATAGGGCCTGAAATGGCCTTTTTTTATTATATCAAAGGCTTATTTACTCATCAATTACTCATCAATTACTCATCATTTACTCACCTGAAGCCTCTGACAATCAACGATATGCTGCAATTACTCACTACCCCGGTTCACCCGTACATACGTACACAAATTATAATTATTATTATTATAATTGTATATCCTTATGGTTTGCTGAGTAAATTGAGTAAATCCACGTCCAGTAAGGGTTTGAGGCATGAGTATTTGTGAGTAAAGTGAGTATATTGTTTTACGATAATATGTTAGGCTTGTTTTTCAGGAAAAATCGTATCTTAGCGGTATGGAAAACGAAAAACATCCCGGAGGTCGTCCGCTTTTGTTTGATACCCCTGAAAAGCTATTAGAGGCGATTTCAGCCTATTTCGACAAAGCTCCCCGTCCAACACTCGCAGGACTGGCTGTAGCCCTTAAAATCGACCGGCAGACATTGTACAACTACAAAGCCAGGGATAAGTATTTCGACATCATTAAAAGCGCCACCGATAGGGTAGAAGCGATCTACGAGGAAAGACTGATCTATGAGAACCAACCCACCGGCGTTATCTTCGCACTCAAAAACATGGGATGGCGTGATAAGACTGAAACAGGATTCACAGACAACGAAGGCAACGACGTCAAGCCTCAGATCGTTTTCACCCCGGCCACCGGATGCCAGCCTATCAAAGATGATCCTGATAATCCCTCTACGGAATGACGGCAGATACGAGCAGCTTCGTTTCGCATTGCGGTCAATAACCAGGCACCACAAGGTAGATCGCTGCATCGTCGTTGGAGGCCGGCCAGCATGGTACACCGGTGAACACATTCAACACAAAGACTATCCGCACATACGCAAGGAGCAGAATATCCGCGACAAGGTATTGACCGCCGCTGCAACAATCGAAGGAGAATTTATGTTTGCAAACGACGATCACATTCTGCTGGCTCCGCTGACAAAGATTTACAACAAAGGATCCATGGAGCCAGAACTTGCCAAGAGGATCGGTAACGGCAGCTATACAAGATGCCTGCGCAATACATACCAGCGTTACGGGAATGTGCCGAACGTCGATACGCATTGCCCGATGATAATGGATGCAGAACTTGTACAGCGAACGAACTTTGACTGGCCGGATTTCGGTATCGGGTTCAAAACATGCTACGCTCAGGAAAACAACATCGCATCGGAATACTACCCCGATTGCAAGGTATCAACGCTCCGGGAAGTACGTGGCCGGTTGTGGTTCTCGATGACCGATCAGTTTAACGTAAAAGAATTATTTGCATATTTCCCGGAAAAAAGTACTTTTGAAATGTAAACAGGTGTGGGGCCTATTACGAACGAAGTTAACCGCCGAAGCACCCCACAGCCGAGGCGGTTTATTTTTTATGGCAAAGAAAGTAAAATACAAGTACCGTTCTGCGATCACCGGCAGGTTCGTAAGTGAAAAGTACGCAAACAAACATCCAAAAACTACAATCAGAATCAAATGCAAGTAACAATCGCCTCGGCCATCGTCATCTTCTGCACGTTGATTAACCTGCTTGTATGGTTTATGTACCACGCAAGGCAGAACAAACCAGCGCCGCCGAAACAAGAAGAGCAGCACACGTACCATGTGTCAATCTATAAGGCATCGGAATACAAACACGGGCAGCTTTACGTTGACATGACTCACCGAGCTATTGTAAAAACTAAGCATCAACTGAATTGAACCGCCTCGTCATCATATCGCTGAAATACCTGGAGCCGTACTATGAGAACACGCTCAAATGCCTGCAAGAAATTCCGTACCCTATTCTTTTTGCAGACCGCGATGGCGTTGGTAATATGAGCAGGGCGTTCAACGAGGCGTTTAATCTGTTGCCTTTTATTGATGCCAGTAGTAAATGTGGGTCAGATAAAATAATACTGTCAAAATACGTCTGGTTCATCACCAACGTAACATTCACCCCGGACGTACCCGAAAAACTTATGCAGGTTCTCGACAGCGACCCGAATATCGCAGCCGTCCACCCGGCGATGGCAACCAGCGATCACAGGCACCTTTGGCCCGGCGAAACAAGGGATGTTCCGTTCATAGAGTTCACGGCCCCTATGTTCCGGGCAGCTGACTTTGCAAGGTTCATGCTCGATGAGAACACGCCGTACTACTACATGGACCTTATTATCTCTCACCAACTAAAACAGGAAGGCAAGCGGCTGGTATGTGTTGGCGATGCAGAGGTTCAGCATACATACCTGCGAAACGAGCGTAAGCAACATCCGATTACAAACATACGCAAGCAGCTCCGCGATTACCATACGCCGATAAGTAAGAGGTACATGGAACAGACATTCGGGGCTGACTGGCAAACTAAACTTTGGCCAAAATGATACAAGGCACACAACAGGAACTGGACTTCTGGAAAGGATTCGTTAAGACCGAGCGATTCCTGAACGGATGGGTTGCTAAACGCAAAACACCGGAACTGAATGAGTTCGTAGCGCACTTCATCCAGCAACACGATCACGGCAAGATACTTGACTGCGGCAGCGGAGTAGTGTCTATCCTTAACGGATTATGCGATGACGCCGAACTGGTTGCTACCGATCTGCTGGCTGAACAGTACGCCAAGATATTCAACTACCAATACCATGAGATTGACCATCCATTGCCGTACTCCGCTGAAACATTGCCATACCTGAACGCGTTCGACATCGTTCACATGAGCAACGCGCTTGACCATACCCAACGCCCATACGATGCGTACACGAAGATGATCGATGCCTGCAAACCAGGTGGCTTTGTCATCATCCAGGGATTTGAAAACGAGGCCGACTACGAACGCTGGCAAGGTATGCACCAGTGGAATATATCGCTTATCGAACACGATGAAGGGAATGTACTTGACATCAAGGGTAAGACCGAACACTTTTGGTTTGCAGATAAGCCGTACGTTTCGTTCAAAACAACATTCGAGAACGGAAAAACATGGTATGTATGGATCATCCGAAAATAATTGTCTGCGACTGCGACGGAGTGCTGACAGATGGTAAGCTGAACATCGATCATACAGGAACAAAGATGTTCAAGTCGTTCCATACTAAGGACGTCAGGGCCATCCGGGAGTTTATTGCCAACGGGTATGAGTTCTACATCGTTTCAGCCGATGACTGGGGAGCCAAGGTTTTTGCAGAAAAGGTAGGCGCCGTATTCATTGAGTTGCGGGATAAGAGTAAGGTTCGTGATTACATACCCGGCCCGTTCATCTGCATAGGAGATGATGTCTGGGATATTGCCATGATGAATCTGGCTGTAAAAGCATACCGTCCTGCTGATTCAAAACTTACGGGCTGGCTGCCGCTTATCACGCCAGGCGGCCACGGCGTCATTGCTGAACTGGCAAACATACTGCTATGAAGCTATTTATCACCATACCATCAACGAACAATCCGCACGGAGGATTGCGGGTTATTCTCGAATGGGCAAACAGATTAACGAAATACCATGAAGTATATCTGTATAATCTTTCTGGCCGCAATTCATGCCATTGGTTTGAGATTGATAAACGGGTGAAGATTGCCGACATCAGCGACCTGTGGCACTGCGATACAGCCATCCTTACCAGCCCGCACAGTGCGCACTTGCTTGACATCATCCTTCCCGGGCAAAAATGTTTCCTGTTCCTGCAAATGTTGGAGGATATGTTCAATCCGAAAGACCTTAATTGGCTTTCGATGTGTTACAAGTTTTACACTTCCAACTACCCGATGATCTGCATAAGCAAGTGGAACATAGACGTGCTTCGCAATCGGTTCGGCAGGCGTGGCACGATTCACTACATCGGCAACGGAATTAACACAAATGACTTCCCGATATTCAAGGAGCCGAAGCAGGGAAATGTCGTTCTCATTGAAGGCTGGGAGGCATCGAACCCGACAAAGGACGCATACCACGTTGCGCACGAGGTAGCAAAACGCCTCCGCAGCGATGGATGCTACATTGTTTCATACGGACACACAAGGCTAAAAACGGATCGCCATATACCGCACGTTCATCATTTCCAGCCTTCATTGCAAAAGATGAACGAACTATACGAACAGGCAACGATACTGGTAAAGGCCACCATCTGCGACGCAAGATCATGCAGCCCTATTGAGGCTATGGCAAAGGGGACGCCTACTGCAAGGGCCATTAACAACGGCGACGATGATCTCGAACACGAATACAACTGCCTGCGCTGCGAATACGATGTAGGTGACTTGTACGCTATTGCAAGGCGACTGCTGGATGACCGGGAACTGTACGAGCGCATCAGTAACAACTGTATCGAGTATGCAAGGCAGTTGAGTTGGGATCCAATTATTCAACAGGTAAACGACATCTTATGCAACGGCTGATCCTTGGCCCCGGCCCAGCATGGCCCAAACAACCGGGAGATGTGTTCTGCGACATCCGTCAGTACGGAAATATAGACGTTGTGCATGACCTGAACAACGCATGGCCGTTTGACGACAACCTGTTTATTCATGTTTCGGCTATCCACGTTGTAGAACATCTGAACGATCTTGTTCACTTCATGGATGAGGCACACCGGGTATTATCGCCCGGAGGCAGCCTGTACATTGAGACGCCGATCGCCGGAGGTGACGTTGACCTGGAGTATGCCGACCCGACACATAAAAGATGCTACCGCATACATACATTCGTCAACTACTTCTCACCGGAGGGCGCGGCTAAGTTTCAGTACACAGACAAGGCGTGGAACTTCTTTCACCTGCACACAAGGGATAACTGTATCTTTGTACATGCTTATCCTATAAAGACTTGAAGCAAATTACCATAGAATACACCCCGGTATTTGAAGCCAACCGCAAGGCATACTTCGACGGATACCGCTTCATCGGCAACGAAGGCAGCAGCCGTTCGAGCAAGTCTTATTCGTTGGCGCAACTTATGAACGAGATTGCGCTCACTCAGAAAAAAGAAATATCCGTTGTTTCCCCGTCACTCCCACACCTGAAACGGGGCGCCATGAAAGACGTCCTGGACGTCATCAAGGCAATGAGCCTGTACAGCGAAAAGAACCACAATAAGACAGACAACATACTTCGGTTCCCGCATACCGGATCGTACATCGAGTTCTTCGGAACCGAGGACGTCGGTAAACTGCGTGGCCCAGGGCGTGATATACTTTGGATCAACGAGATGAACCTTGTTAGTCAGCAGGCGTACACGCAACTTGCCCTGCGAACCCGGCAGACGATTTTTGGCGACTGGAACCCGGCGGACGAGTTCAGCTACGTTTATAAGCTGGCTGACGATCCTGCGAACAAACGAATCCATTCCACTTACCTCAATAACCTTGCTTTCCTTACCAAAGAGCAGGTGAATGAGATAGAGGCCCTGAAAGACGCCGACGATAATCTGTGGAGGGTGTTCGGGCTTGGCCTTCGCGGAACGTCGCAGGAAACTATCTATACCCACTGGAAGCAATGTGACAGCTTCCCGCAATGCGACGAGGTATGCTACGGCCTTGACTTCGGGTTCAACCACCCGACGGTACTTACCAGGGTCGGACTGCTCGACAACCGTGTGTACGTTGAGGAACTAATCTATGAAAGCAAGTTGACAACGGACGACCTGTGTTACCTCATCAAAACATTCGGCCTTGATGGCACTTCTGAAATATACTGCGACAGCGCCAGACCGGAGACTATTGAGGAACTTAACCGGGCCGGATTATGGGCCATTCCGGCTAACAAAACATCGGCCACGTCAAAGGGTTATGTGTACGAATCTATTCAGTGGATGAAGGGCCGACCGCTCTATATTACAAAAAATAGTATAAATTTGTTGAAAGAGATACGTTCCTACAAGTGGAAGGTGGATAAGAACGGTACTGTACTAGAGGAGCCGGTAAAGTTTAAAGACGATGGTATGGATTCAATGCGCTATGCAGCATACGGGAAATTTTCACAACCTCAATTAATCTACGCAGGTGCAACTTATTGACAAACTATTCGGGATTGACAAGCTCAAAACCGAACTAAAAGCGATGCAAAACACTACGTTTGCGCAGCTTTACTCCCGTATTTACCCGGCTTGGACATCGTACAAGGTTATACAGGCCTTCAAACTTGTCGATGAACTGTTCGCCGTCATACACAAGCTGGCAAAGACAGCGGCCAAGATACCCATATACGGTTACGACCAGAACGGAGAGGATTTGCCAGAAAGCGATAAACTGGTGCAGTTTCTCCGAACGCTGACATATACGAAGCGCATCGAACTGTTCACATGGCTGTACCTGTACGATGAGTGTTTTTGCTACAAGGATAAGACCCTTGGCGTCAATGGCCGGGTTGACCGTATGATCTTTCTTAACCCGGCTTTTATAACTCTGGTCATCACCGATACATTCCCGGAAGAGATTGCGTATTACCTGTACCGTGACCCGGTAAAGGGCTATGAGAAGCGCATTGAACTTGACGAGATGATCTTCATCCGTGGATTCAACCCGACCAACGATTCCAACGAACGCTGGCGCGGTCTTAGCAAGGTTGACGTCCTTACCCGCAGGCTCAACAGGCTTGAAAGCAACATGAAGAACAGCGTGGCGCAGATACAGAACGGCGGTACCCCGGGAGTGCTGTACGTTAAGAACGCCACGCATGACCTGAAGTCAAAGCCCGTTATCGATGGTATCAAAACTAATTACGCCAACTTCGCAAAGAACCCGGATAATACCGGTGCGCCGTTCATACAGGCCGGTGATTTCGGGTATATCCAACTTGGCCTGTCTCTAGTTGACATGGATAGTGCCGAACTGGCTAAACTGGACCTGAAAGGCATATGCAACGTATTCGGGGTATCGGACGTATGGTTCAACAGCGATTCTTCATCTACAGAAAGCAATGTAAAGGAAATGATCCGGCAGGCGTACACGGTTGCCGTTATGCCCTATACGCAGATGGTAGAGGATGCCTTTAACCTGGAATTGGTTACAGACTTTGGCGCCGGATTCAGAACGGTAAAGTTCGACTATTCCGATATACAGGAGCTTCAACAGTCGCTGAAAGAAAAGATGGACGGCCTTGCGGCTGCGCCGGTGATGATCCCGAACGATATCTTGCAGGCAGCCGGTTATGACCGGGTTGATGACCCGATGATGGACCTTCCGTTCATCAAGGCTGGATATGAGCCACTCGAATCATTCACACAAGTGCAGGACACAGGCACCGGGCAGGTATGAAGTCAGTAGAACAAATATCAGCCGCAGTAATCAAGCGGATTCACCTTACCATGTTGCATGAGATGCCGGAGCCTACCTGCCCGGTCGCAAAACAGAAGTGGCGTTGGCAGCAGGAGCAGGTGAGGAAGAAAGTAGCGGCGTACCTGTGGCCTGAGAATAACGGGGTGAGTATTGAGATAAGACCTTAGTTGCGATTTTTTACGGACAAAAGCAAATATTTTGCTGCGAAAAAATCGCAACTTGCCTTCACTATAAAATCAACGTACAATGAAAAAAGTTATAATGAAAAGCGTTATGTTAATGCAGGTTTGCATACGTGCGGTTGCACGGGTGTTTAAGAAAAAAGCACCGGAGGTTCGTTCTGAGAAGAACGAGGGAAAAATATATCGACCGTTTATGTATTTAGATGAATCAGGATTTATCCAGATTAGAAAGGATTATATCTGAGTTGTTGAAATTGTTTATAAAATTCTCTAGCTTATCAGGTTCCACTTGCGTCATAATATAAGCAAGTAGTATCTTTTTTATATCTACAAGTTCTTGTAGTATTTTTTCATCCTCCATAATCTTCGCACGTGGCGTGGGTTTTCTTAAACAGTCGTATGCGTCTGTTTAGCATAACGACTAATTATAACTTTTTTCATTTCCTTTGAAGGCATTAATTTTATGCCATGACAAGAGAAGAAAAATCAGCATACCTCCGCAAGTGGCATCGCTTCCAGCAGCGATACGAAAACCTGTACACGCCTAAATTCAAGGAAGCGCTGCACAAACAGATACAGCAATACACATCACGACGGGAGATCAATTCCGAGCCTATCTACGAGGTACTTCTCGACCTGTACAAAACAGTAGGGCCTGTATGGGCCGCAGCAACCGGCGTACACCGAATGAAAGCGCGTATGCCGATGGGATTTTCAGCCCGCATCGTAGAATTGATGAGGCAGTATTACGGAATTGACTTACTGAACAACGCCGAACAGATCACGCAGTACACACGGGATGTGATTGCAAACATCCTTAGCGATGCAGCGCTGACAGGCGCCTCGATCAATGATATTGTTCGAGCACTAGAGGCGTCTCCCGAACTTGGGGCCATGAGGGCCAGGCGCATCGCCAGAACAGAGACAACGGCCGCCGCAAACACGGCATCACTTATCAACGCCAAAGAAACCGGGGTGCCGATGCGAAAGATATGGCTGGCGGTGAACGACAACCGTACCCGGCATAGTCACCGCAATATCGATGAAACCAAGATACCTATTGACGATGCGTTCAATGTTAACGGAACGCAGATGATGCAGCCGGGAGTTCGTACTCAGCCAAACGGGATGACCGTTCCGGGTTCAGAGATCGTAAACTGCCGGTGTACACTTGGGTATGAGGTTATTGAGTAGGCTTTCCAAAATCAACGTATTCTTTCTTCTCTCTCCTTTCTCTATCTATCTTTTCAAGTATTGCCAGTTCGGTAAACCCGGCAAGGGTGTGGCGTGATTCGATGGTATGTTCCCGGAGTTTATCAAGTACATCTCGACGGATTCTTACCGAAGTATGTGTGATCTGGATTTTTTGCATGAAGTAAATTTACTACACTTGTTTGAATTACGAAAGGCTTCAATAAGATTATTTTTACGGGCAAATGAAGCAGATTTTTTCCGTAAAAGATTTCACCTTAGCCTGTTCGATCAAAGATGTTGACGGGAAGAAGGGTATCGTAACGGGATATTTTTCTGCTTTCGATAACGTAGATTCCGATGGAGATGTGATCCGAAAAGGTGCTTTCCTTAAAACGATCCGGGAAAACGGGCCGGATAGCCAGTCGCCACGTATCAAGCACCTGATGAACCACAACCCCGGTCATCCGCTTGGCAAGTTGTTCACATTGAGGGAGGATACAAAGGGCCTGTATTACGAATCGCAACTTGGCACTCATGCGCTGGGTCAAGATTTTACAAAAATGGTTGAGAGCGGGCTAATTACAGAACACTCAATCGGTTACAGGACAATGAAGCGCAACCAGTTGCAGGATTACGAGGGATACATGAAAAACCCATCCGGCGGATGGTTTGAACTGACCGAGGTCAAACTCATGGAAGGCAGTAGCCTTACCGCATGGGGCGCAAATCCGCTCACGCCGCTTACCGGTTTAAAATCAGGCATTGACATTGACCGTATTTCGGATCAACAAAAAGCGATTGAAAAGTTTTGCCGGGAATCTTCCGCAACAGACGAGACAATCGAAATGCTGTTGCTGCACTCAAAACAATTATCTCAATACATCATAGACATAAAAAACACTGAGCCGGGTAAAACCACTCAGCCGGAAAAACAATGGTCAGGATGGATTGGAGCTATAAACCAATTACAAAAAAACTAAACCGTTTTATACAATGGCAAAGAAAACCGCTGAGCAGATCGCCGCAGAAAAAAAGGCGCTGACAGATACATACGAAGCCGCCAAGAAGTCGTTTGAGGACTTCAAGGCTGAAAAACCCGAAGACGTTCCGGAGTACTTCCAGCTCATGCAGAAGATGTACGAGGCACGTGCCGCGATGGAACAGAAGAACTTTGACGCGCAGATCGAAGAAATCAAGGCCGCAGCCGAAGAGGCTAAGACCGCAAAAGAAACCGAGATCAAAGACATCCAGGAAAAACTTGCCGTTACCGTCAAGGCCTTGGAACTGATTGATGTTCGTGTGAAAGGGATGCGCAGTCAGACTGCCAAAACCCCGGTTGAAAGAAAGTCATTCTCTACTGCCGTGAGCGAAATGTTTGAAGAAAAGGCAGACGACATTGCCAAGTTTACCAGAGGAGAAACCACCAAACTGGCGCTTGAAATCAAGTCAAGCGAAAACCCGCTGCAAACAAAGGCTGTGGCCGACGTTTCAACCGCAAACGTAACCGGTGGCTCCGTTTGGGGTGCCGTTTACAAACCCGGCATCATCACCAACCCGAACCAGATCGGGCATATGCGTAACTTCCTGAACGTGGTTCCGGCGGGGCCTGGCACAGATTACTACTTTATGAAGGAAAACGGTAACGGCGAAGGCGCTCCGGCTCCTACCGCTGAAAAGCAAGCCGCTGCCGCCACGAATGTAGGTACGGGTTTAAAGCCTTCTTTTGACGTAGACCTCGTTGAATCGAGCGTAAAATTTGAGACAATCGCAGGGCTGATGATCGTTTCAAAGAAAGCGATGAACAACATCCCGAACTTTATGAACTACATCAACCTGCGGGTGCCCGAAAAGCTACTCGACGTTGAAGATGCGCAGATACTCTACGGTGACGGAACAAGCCCGAACCTTTCTGGTTTGCTGCACTCCGGTAATTACACGGCATCAACATCAACCGCAACGAAACTGTGCGAGGCAATCATCGACGACCTGGCTTTGCTGGAAGATACCAACAAGCGTCTTGCAATCGGTATCTGGGTTCGCCCGGTGGATTACTGGGGTATTTTCAAAGAGACGGCAAGCGGCTCCGGAGAATACGATCTGCCCAAAAATGTGACGTTTACCGGAGGTCAGTTGTTCATCGGTGGCGTACCGGTGTTCAAAACAACCGCACTTACATCGGGAGATTATTTCATCGAGGCCGCAATGGGTACAGATCTGCTCGTCCAGGAAAATATCCGTTTGGAGTTCTTCAATCAGCACGCATCACTGGCTGCGACAAACCAGATCCTTGTTCGTGTTGAAGAAACCGTTGCATTGCCGATCTACGGTGCATCTTACAGGGTGCTCGGCGCGGTTCCACCGGGTTCATAATCACGCCCCTCGTGTGCTGTTTACAATACGCCCCTGCCCGATTTAGGTCGGGGGCTTTTTTATAACAATGATCTCGTACAACCAAACATACGACATAACAGACGTGGAGCCGAGCGGCGGTATTACCGAACCGGTTACACGAACAGAGGCAAAGAACTTCTGCCGGATAGATGTTTCGGATGACGACGATTTTATTGATATGCTCATAACGGCGTGCAGGATAGAATGTGAGCAGTTAACGAACATCGGCTTTGTTCAGCGCACGATCATAGCTTCCATCAACAACGCCAACGGAGCGGGTTACCTGCCATTGGGGCCACACGGAACCATTGAATCAGTTACCGATTCGGATGAGGTCGATGTTGACCATGAGGCTACAAACAGTTCTTTTAAACAGTTGCTTACGCCGTGCAGCGAACGGCTGATTGTGACCGTAGAGGCCGGATACGAAACATTGCCGGCGCACCTGAAATTGGCGTTGCTGGAATGTATTCACTACCGGTACGATGAGCGTCGCAACCGGGAAAGCCAGTACCCTCCGGTATATCTTGACACGCTTAAACAATACAGCCGTGTATGGTAATGCGAAGCAGGATAACGATTGCCGTTGTTACATGGCAGCAGAACGATCACGCCGGCGTTGACCAGGTTGACGTAGATTCATGGCAAACCTGGGCAAAGGTAGAAAACCGAACCGGGGCACCGCTTACGCAGAACGCACAGCAGCTATGGCAGTACGATTACAAGATCACGAAGCGATATGAGGCATCCAGACCGGTTAAGTCGAACTACGAAGTCAGGTACAACGGGATGAGGATGAAGATCAATAGCGTTTCGATTGACCAGGAAGGCATGATCCGATACGAAGTGCTGCGCTGCACGGTGATCGATGAAGATATTTTACCGCAAACCAGTAGCTGATGCTTAGTATCAAACTGAACGGACTTGACAACCTGATCGCAACGGTCGAAAAGACGGCCAAGCGGGCAGAATCAGAAACCAAAGTAGCTCTTACCAAGTTTGTAAAGAACACAGAAACCGAAGCGAAGCGCCTTGCTCCGGCAAACGAAGGAAGGTTGCGTAATTCGATCAACGGTACTGTTGATGGCTTCACGGCCAAGATAACCGTAACGGCTGACTATGCTGCATACCTTGAGTTCGGCACCCGTAAGTTCGCGGCCAGGTATGTTGCTACGCTCCCGCAGGACTGGCAGTCATACGCTGCGACGTTTCGTGGAAAGGGTGGTGGCACATTCGATCAGTTCATTCAGGATATTATGCAGTGGGTACGGCAGAAGGGGATCGGAGGATTGAAAACAAAATCAGGCCGTACATCTGAATCGAAAAGCTCTTTGGATGCTATGCAGCAGGCGGCTTATGCCATTGCGCTGAACATCTTGCAGAACGGGATAAGGCCACAGCCGTTCGTTTACCCGGCGGTAACAAAGAATACGCCGGTATTGGAGGCTGACATTAAAAAAGTATTCACGGTATGAAGGACATAAACAACCCGCTCACAAAGGCTTACTACGACGCTATATCGGAGCTTGGGTATCCTACATTCGAGGGGGTTGAACCGGATGACCTGCTTGATAAAATGTACATAGTCATCAGCAACGTAACTTCCAGTGACGTAAGCACCAAGTCTAGCAACGATCACCAGGCGCAGATACAGGTGACCGTGAATAGCTGGGAATACAAGTACAACAACCGCAAACAACTGAACACAGTCTGCGGAGAAATTATAGAGGCTATTAAACCAACGCCACAAAACACACTGACAGCAACGGGGATCAATATCATAAGTACCACACTTGCAAACGACAACGAAACAGATTACGGCGTACTTGCAGGCCGGGCTTATGTATCAAGGAATT